TGCGCCGCTTCTTCGACTTCAACTGCACTGGAACACGCCCGAAGTCTTTTGATGAAATCAACAAGTACTTGGACAATTCCATATACTTCTGGAAGTCCATTGACGAAGACTCGGATGATGGCTACTTTGACCCTGATACAGAAGTTGGTAAACAGGTACAGCAGATTCAGAAAAGTTACTATCCGACGAAGACTACGACGAAGATGTGGGCCGATGCAGTCAATCTGCGTATCGGCAAGACAAAGCTCGAAAGTGCGTTCCGTTTCTACTCGAATTGGTGCAAGGAAACTGGAAACAAGGGCAAGGCGCTGCAATACTTCGCCCGTGATGTCCAGCATATCCTTCCTGACTGCACTGGTCCGAACGGGAAGATTTATGTAGATTTTGACGACGACAATGCGCCCGTTTCTGACCGCATGATGAAGGAAACCAAAGTCGAAAGCAGCGATACCTCGGTGCTCTTCTAGGAGGAAACATGGATATTCTTATCAGGAAACACTTCTATGATAAAGGCCTCTGGCACTGGCGCCCTACGGCAGAGAAGTGGCTTGAACTCATCAAGAAGCCATTTGTATGCCCGAACAAGGAAGAGGCTCCCCTTGGCATCTACGGAACGCTCGTGGCCAATCCTGTGCTCAATCCAGTGACTATGCAGGCCCAGTATATCGGGGCAAACCTTGCAAGCCTTTACTTCTTGCAGATAGACTATGATTCCTCGTGCTCTGTCGATGAATGGATAGCAGACCACAAGGGCCTGTCCTATGCGTTGTACACGAGCCATAGCCATACCTACAAGGGAGACCATGACCGCTTCCGTGTAATCCTTCCGCTCGACAAGCCGTTGGACTGTGACTTGCAGGACTACTACTTCAAGAAGGCGATGGTCAACGAATGGGGCTGTGACCCTTCCTGTTTCGACCGTGGCCACTGTCAGCTCATTCCCATCATAAGGGAACCCAAGTCGCCGTATCGTTGGGCCTACAACAAGGGGACAAAATATTCAATTGACTGGAACAAGGTTGAAGCCGAGCGTGAACGGGGCCACAATGAAATCGACTTCCAGCATGCCGCCGCCGAGTTCAACAAGAAATACGGCAATCCTGTCACAGAAAAGGAAGAGGAAGAAAGGATGCTCCGATGGGCCGAAAAGGCTCTCGGTGAAATGCACGAGGGTGAACGCAACAGGACATCGTTCGAAATCCTTACCTACCTGAAAAGGCATGGACTTGACTTCATGTGCGTGGAAAGGTTGGCTCAATCTGTAGAGGCAGATTTCATAGACGAATTCATGCGAATGGCTGCAAGACTAATGTAAAGAAAAAATAACATGCTTTTTTATAAAAAACTCTTGACAGTCGAAGATAAAAATGCTAAACTATAGGTACAGACTTGAAAGGGGCACGTCCCGTCACAGAAATCCACCGTGCTGGTGCTAACAATCTCAATAGGAGTAATAATATGAGTAACGAAATCAATCTCGGACTAGACCTCAATGAAGAAGAACTCGCAGCATTCGAAAGCGGGGAAACCACATCCAAGTTCCTGCTCGAAGAAGGAGTCTATGATGCAGTCGTCCGTGGCTATGTCATCAAGCCCCATGTGTTCGAAGGCGATGACCATGGCCCGAAAATCCAGCTCATTTGGCAGCTCGCAGACAGCGAAGGCCTCGTGCATAGTCTTCTCGGCAAGCGCTGGAAGATTTGTGCTGATGAACGCTCGGTGTTCCGCAAGGAAATTTCCAAGTGGTTCAACAAGACGGATTGGCCGACCATCGTTGATATCCTGAAAAAGGGCGGACTTCTCGTCACTGACGAAAACGGTGCCCATTTCGATGTCAGCAAGTTCATCGGCAAGAAGGGTCGCCTTATGGTCAATCAGGTCACTTCCAAGAAAGGAAAGACCTTCAATGACATCGTAAGCATCTCTCCTGCTTCAAAGACTGCAAAGGAAGTCGGTATCGACGATATTCCTGAATGGATGCTTTCAGAAGCCCTTGACTATAAGTTGGCTGATGGCATCGGCATCCGTGCAAAGGAAGAGTCTTCCGAACCTGCCGAAGAACAGCAGAAGGCAAAGACTGCTCCCCCGGCATTGCCGAAGGGCTCCACTGCCAAGAAGCAATTGATGGAACAGGCTGCAGCAACGAGTGCTACTAGCTTCGAAGACTCGGACCTCCCGTTCTAGTTATTAAAAGTGTGATGTAGCTCAACTGGTAGAGCACGGAATGTTACCCGTCCGCCTTTTCTCCTGAAATGGTTGCGACAGGGCGGGTTACTTAGGATTTGTAATCCCGATGTTGTAGGTTCGAACCCTGCCATCACACCTAACAGCCAACTTGCCTGACTGGCTTAAAATAGACAGGCTACTTATTGTTCATGTTAACCTACCTGTTGTGGGTTCAGCCTTCGGGCTGGGCCCTAGCGGGCAGATGGGGTTTTCTTCAACAAATGTGTGCTATCAGTTTCACCCATCTGTCCACTAGGGTCAACAACTTGCATGGAAGGAAAAAAAGGATAAACTAGGCCCATGCGGGTTGTTACTCTAAAAAGTCAAGCTAACTCATCAAGGGCCCACGGGGGAACCCGTGGGCTTTCTTTCCAGATAGGAGTAGTTATGAAATCATCAGAAATTACAGTAGATAAGGCTTTTTGGTGGGCCCCTAATTTGCTGGTTGCGGAGAATCCCAAGCATCATGAAGGCTATAAGTCTTGGTGTACTAGAGTTCCTCTTGAAGGGCAGGAGCTTACCACGACTTACTATTGCGAGGCTCCCGCAGAAGCAATGACGGAATACCTGAACAAAAAGCAATGCGATATAGATGGTCCGTTTAAGGTAGTCATGACGGTAAAGACTAAGAATGGAGAAAATCACGTCTACAACATCCAAATCGGAGAAATGAATTTTGCGACCAAGGACTTGGATGAACTTCATACTCACCTTGTCCAGCCGACTGTATTAAAGCTAATACGGCAGGCGGGAAATGAGCTGGAATTTAAGAAAGTCATTTCGGTTACTGCATATGTGGAGGACGACGATGAAAACGGAATCCAATGAATCGATTGCAGCAGCTCTTTGGGGTATCGTAATTATGCTAGCCCTTATTCTTTGCGTAGGGTTATATTATCTCGACAAGTCGTCAATAACATCTCAGAAATGTGTGTGCTGTGAGTTAGATGCCGCAGCAGGCAAAATTCCACAAGGAGAAAGCCATGATTAAGCAACCGACCAAGAAAAAGACAGTAAAGAAAACCGACCCTTTGGACTTGCAGACTCCGCCTGACCAGATTGACAAGGCGCCCGAGTCGGCAATGCAGGTTACTGATGACCCACCAAGGGTTGTCGAGGAAATCCCCCGAAAGAATCCGAACGGAAACCCTTTCGATACGATGTACGCAAGACAGCGCAAGGCTCGGTAAGCAAGGCCGCCCACGATGGGCGGCTCTACTTATTTATAGTATGAAAAGATTGGGAAAAAAGAAGGCGGCACAACTCGCCACCGAACATCCAGGCTCGACTCTAACGAGTTGGCTTGAAATGAATTATAAGCACGTCACGCTTTCCACTACTATCACGGAAGGCGCTAATCGTCTAGTTTGTCCCCAGTCGAACGTAGAGTTGACCATTGCACTTCTGTCATGCGACAATGTTTCTGATTGGGCCAAGGTGGCTTTCCACTGGGCTCCCGCAGGAACTATCATCGACAAGGTTCCTGCTGTCTACTATGAGGAGAAAGTGCTCCTGTTGCGACAGCTTCTGACAAAGGAACTGTTGCTTAACCCTGACAACAAGAGGGCCCTCAGATACCTGCAGATTCTTGAACGCAGGGATAGCGAAAGGTGGGCCCAGAAGAACAAGGGATTGAGTGTGAAGGCCTCTACTTCGGCAGAACCGACGGAGGCAAAGAATGGCAGCAAGGAAATCAAGCTCGAATTCGAAATCGTCGGCGGCAATTAAGTTGCAGCTGTCCGAGTGGCAGCGCAAGTTTATCCTTGACGGTTTCAATGACGACCTCAGGATTGCATGTACTGGCATTTCAGCAGGCAAGTCCAGGGCATTGGCTATCTGGCTGATAATGCAGATGGCCAAGAAACCCTCTTGCCGTTGCATAGGCATCGCACAGACCCACAAGGCTTTGAAGCGTGTTCTTATCCGTGAAATGCAGGCCGTGTGCGGAATGTTCAAGCTGGGCTACGAGTACAACAAGTCCGACCAGGAGTTCATGCTTTCGAACGGCTCGGTGATGTTCGGGTATTCAAGTGAAAACCCGAGCGGCATGCTCGGCCTTTCCGAAATAGATATCCTTGCGATGGACGAGAGCGCCTACATCGTGGAAGAGGCATACCAGTATGCTTCTGACCGTATGCGTGGTGGCCGATACGAGCCGATGACTAGGCTAATCAGTTCCCCGCAGTCCATGTCCGCAGAGAACTGGTTCAGCTCCCTGTGCAAGAACCACCCCGATTCAGTAATCCATGCGACTGCACTGGACAACCCGTTCACTTCCGAGAAGTTCAAGCAGGGCCTGAAAGACCGTTATATCGAGGGGTCGAACATATACCGTCAGCAGGTGCTTGGCGAAATCTTCGACTTCGACATCGCATCCCAGATTGTAATGCGTTCCGACTTCATTGCGGCCAAGCTGGTGAATCCGCACCGCAAGGGGTATTGGCTTGGGGCCGACTTCGCTGGCCTTGGCGCTGACGAGAACACGGCTGTAATCATCGACGAGACGGGCATGATTGACTGGAAGAAGGCGCCTGACCTGAACACGAACCAGAAGGTGGAGCAGATTGCCGAACTGTGGCGGAGCTTCAAGCCCATAGGCGCCTATGGCGACGGCACTGGCGGCTATGGTCAGGGGGCCATGGACCTTGCCGAGACGAAGGACATGAAGATGACTTCCATCAACTTTGCCCAGAAGGCCTATAACGAGAACGACTACCCCAATGCAAGGACGGAAATGTACTTGGAGCTGGCAAAGGAAATCAGGAATGGCTTCTGGGTCTGCGACGAGGTGAAGAATGAAATCCTTGCCATGCAGGTGGAAATCAACAAGAGGGGCCAGCGTTCGCTGTTGCCGAAGGAACTCGCAAAGAAGATTCTGGGGCACTCCCCTGACTTGGCTGATGCCGTCGCACTGGCCGTCTATGCGAAGAACCATGGCGGTGCAAAGCCAGACGGTGGGTATTCCGCAGAGAAGGCAAGGAGCGTCTTGGACAGGTACTATGCGGGCCTGTAACTACTTATTATAAATGTAAACGTTTAACAATCAAACATGAGGGCTTATCCATGGAAGTCCGCTCCATTATTACAGAGGCTCTTAGCCGAGCAAATGTCGTGCCGAGGCGGCAACCTGCTCCAGGTGACTTGGTACAGAGCTCTTTCAATTTGCTTAAAGGGATTGTCAGCAAGTACAACAATGACAATTTCCTTTCGTTCACCCAGCAGAAGCTTGACCTTCCGGCAAGGAAGGTTATACATATTTATGGACAGCACGATACCATGCTCGGTGAATACAATTACGTCTTCAATGATATGGCGGAAATGACCAGATATGTCCCGTCTGTGGAAGAGAAGCAGAACAATGCTTGGGCGGTCATCAGGACCAATCCCCAGCAAGTCTACGGAGTCGTGGAGACTATGGGGGCATATCACTGGGAACCAATCGAAGTGGACGGGTTTGACCCGAGGTATCAGCAGATTCTTAATTACGTAAACGCATACCATGTTCACCTTGACGGAGTTTCCAAGCTGAATACCTTGGCAATCAACAGGGGTCAGCCTTGCGGAATGCTGGAAATGCACTTCGAGCCTTATGCAGACTTTGATTCATATTGCAACACTGACTTGATTTGGACTTTCAACGACTTGTCGCAGGGAGAATGGATTATCGAGGTCAAGCCCTATCTTGTTGCGCAGAACGTAAAGCTCCGCCTTGACTACAACAGGGCCATCGAGTTTGACTTGGATACAGATTTGAGAATACCCGACGCTTATACGGAGCTGCTCACCGTGGCCCTTACGTATAAGTTGGCGGTGGCCTATCCTAGGATGGACGATGCACAGGTTGCACGCTTGGCCACCGAGCTGGAAGGAATGCTGAACAACGTAAAGACGCCAAAGGCCGATGCCAAGCAGGTATTGCGTGGTGACGGCTACGATGACCGTAGTTCTTACTGGGGCGTAGTTGGCGGCAGAATGTGGGGGTTCTAAATGGGAAACAGGGTTCTTCTAGTTCAGAACGTGGCTGGGGGATTGTCCCGCTCCAATATCGTCAAGGTAGGCCTTGGCGATAGTGTAAACATGTACCCTGAAACGCAGGACCTGAACGAGCACAGCACCCAGTTGTTGATGCGCTCCGTAGATGGAGAAGTTTCCTTTGCAGAGGAACTTGACGGGGTATGCCGTGGTCTATACAGGGTGTCCAGAGGCCGTGACGAGACTGGCAACGAGCCTGCCTTGTACGGTGTCTTTGGCCATAAGCTTTACCTGTTCGACAAGGACGGAACGAAGCATGTCATTGCGACTATCGAGAGCACGAGCACAGAATGCCGCATGGTGGAAACTGGTGGCTACAATTCAGCCCACCCGCACCTTGTTATCGTTGACGGATTCAGCATGTATGCGGTCGATACGACAATTCCTATTGCATCGCAGCGTACTGACTTCCGTACAATCGAGTTGCCGTTGAAGCCGCTTGACGATTCTCAGCACATCAAGCCGACGCACGTGGCCTACCTGTATGGTTACCTTGTATGTAATGACGATGGAACCGATGCGTTCTATACGAGCATACAGTATCCGTTTGAAACGCTTACTGATGCAAATGAGATTGATTACGACATCTGGCGTTTGTCTACAACGAACAACATTGGATTCATAACTTTCAGTGAGTGGTGCCAAGATATCACGTCTGCACTCTGCAGCAATGGCAGTAAGCTGATGACCTTTGGCCCGAGGAGCTGGCAGGTGTTCTCCTTCAACGACGACAAGAACAACCCGTTCAGCTCACCTGACAACGCTGCGGGAAACATAGGCATAAAGGCCGTCAATTCGTTGTGCATGCTTGGCCACACGACAATCTGGCTGGGCTCTTCCGACATTGGTGAGAACGCCGTGTTCATGATTAACGATACGCAGTTGACACGTGTATCCACGGGAGACGTGGAGCGTGAACTGGCCCAGATGGTGCATCCAGAGAACGCCTATTCGAGCATCTGGCAGGAACATCGTCATGTGTTCTACTCGCTGACTTTCGAGGACAGCAAGATGACATACGTGTATGACGTGACCGAGAACAAGTGGCACAGGCGTGCAAGCTACGACGCATCGAACAACCTAACGTTCTGGCGTTATTCTCATGCTACGTTTGCATACAACAGAACAATGGTGGCTGCTGGCAATACTTTGTGCTACATGGACGAACACGTTTTCCACGAGCATGACGGACGCAAGATTCTGAAACTACGCAGGGGCGGTGTGCTGACATCGAACGACCAGCCGTTCTTCATCGACAGCATTGAACTTATCTGCAACAACGGACAGCACAGCACACGCTTTGCCAACCTCATTGACGGCGCATTGACGCAGCCTGTGGACGGCGAGCTGAACCCTAGGGTGTCCGTGCGCTACACTTGGGACGGTGGCAACTTCTCGGACTACGAGGACTACTTCCTAGGCAAGGTTGGCGACTATAAGTGGCAGACAACGATGTGGCATCTTGGCTATGGCAAGTTCTTCACGATTGAAATAAGCACGACCGAGGAAGTTCCGTTCGCCATAGAGAACATGAAGGTGGCATGGTCACCAGCGGCTTGGTTCTAGGAGGGATTATGACAAACGAAATGAAACTCATAAGATACTCGCAGGAGAACCCGAACATCGAGGCGCTGAAAGGCAAGTACGGCTACCTTGGCGAAGGCTGGGGCAGCGTAACCGTATTCAAGAACCTGCTGCTTGTGGTGGCCAACAGGGGAGCCAAGGTATCGAACTACCAGCTCCCAGAAGTGTACGACGGCTTCCTACTGACAAACGAAGGGAACGTCATCAACGTAACGAATTCAATATTAAACCTTGACCTCGGGGCCAGCGAGTGTGCACAGGGAACCCTTAAACTGGTCAAGGACAACTAGGAGGCAACTATGATTCCTGCTCTTATCGCTGGTGGTATTGCTGCGGCTAGCCTCATCAGCAACATGTACAACTCTTCCGCTGACCGTGAGGCCCGTAAGGACGCTCTCAATAGGTTGGCGGGCGACCAAACTGCATCTAATGCCGAGTACACGAAGATTCTCCAAGACATCGACAAGTACTACGAGAACCGTGGTTCGTTGGGCAAGGCAGAGGATGCCCTGTCTTACAAGGATGCAATCGCTGGATATAACCCAGAAGACTTTGTCTACAACCCGACTGAGTTCAGCTACAACAAGACGGCCAATGACTTCATCAACCCGATGCGTGACAAGATTATCGCAAACGAGGTTGCAGGTGTACAGCACAGCGCTGCTGGTGCAGGCCTTGGACGTGGCTCTGGTGCAGCCGAAGCCATCGCACAGGCCGTTGCCGACAAGGACTTGGAACTCTACAAGACTGCACAGGAAGACTATCGTGACGACCGTGACTTCGCCTACAAGAAGTACAGCGACTATTCGGCAGCCATGCAGAACAAGCTGAACCAGTTGCGTGAGGCCACCAACACGAAGCTTACGTTGCAAGGTAACCTTGCCAACGACTACTATGCAGCTATGGATTCTGCACAGTCCGACAGGCTGAAAGCACAGCAAGATAAGATTGCAACGAACGCCACCTATGCACAGGCCATGGCAGGCTTGTACTAATACTTATTTATCCCGTGAGGTAAATCATGGCTGGAATTTATCAAAGAGACAATTTGGCACAGCAGCTGGCGCCTGCAATCGAAGCTGCATTGGCTAGGCGTCAGGCATACATTGACCGTGAAGCTCAACGCAGGAACCAGAATGCACAGGCCATCGGCAACTTCGCCAAGGCGCTTGGCCGCACATACGAAACGTGGGGAGACGACGAGGCCAAGCTAGCAGCTTTGCAGAAGGAAAGGGAAGAGGTTATCCAAGCACAGCAGGAGAATGACCAAGAACTGCGAGACGAAAGGGCAAGCTTGATGATGCCGAGCACCATCAATGGGCCTAGCGTTTCTAACACCTATGCACAGGCTATGCAGGGCTACACTCCTGCATCGTCTTACGTTGTTCCTAACTACACCGAAGTATTGAGGAAGAGGGGGTTGTACTAATGAGAAGCATAGCAGAAATCGACGCAGATATCGCCGCAGTACAGCAGCGTATCGCAGCACGCAATGAGGGAACACCGCAAAGGAACAGCCCAGAGTACAGGGCTGCCCGTTTCGACTACATCGTTGACGGTGACCGCAGTGGCCTCGATGCATATCAGAATGCACTGAATGCGGCCATCCAGAACAAGCTCAGCAGGGAAAGTGCCGAGAAGATGGCAAAGGCTGGAAAGGAGCAGGTTGACGAGGAGAATGAAATTCAGTGGCGTAAGGACATGACAAATGCCAGAAGCGACCTGAATGACGTTCGCCAGAAGGCAAAGGAAGGAAAGGCCACTCAAAAGGACCTTGAAGATGCCGTAGCCAACTACAACTTCCATGCTGAACGTGGTGCTAAAAAGGGCTATAAGAATGCCCCCGCTAACGAATCGGTACAACAGGAAGACAAGAATGAGGCAACTCTCTACAAGATGGCTCAGGATTTCCAGAAAAAGGTAAACGAAACCGTAAAGAAGGAAAGTTCTACAATTGACGAGCTTAAAGCTGCAAGGGTTAAGGCAGATTTTCTTGCAGAGCAGGGTGCCGACATGTCGGATGTCTATGCTGCCATAGATGACAAAATCAATAAGCTTGAAGGACCAGTGGCAATGGAAGCTGCAATGGGCGAACTCAATGCGGCCATAGCATCCAAGAACCCAGATGCAATCGAATCGGCAGCGGCCAATGTTGAAAAGTTCAAAAATGTGCAGGGCTATAAGGGAGATGAGGTCGTTAAAGCAAGGAAATCGGCAGAGACCATACGAAAGAATGCAAAAAGTGCGGCGGCAAAAGCAAAGGCTGGCCCAAAGGTAAAGAAAGGTCAGGTTCTTGCCGCCAATTCAAAGGGTGAAAAACAAGTGCAGTTCGTTGACAAAGACGGAACTAAGTACAACTTCAACTACCAGTTCGTAAACGACGAGCCTCAAATCTTCTATGGTGGCAAGTGGCACGAAGTTAAGTAATAGAGGTAGCTATGGCTTTTTCATACAACGTAGATACTTACGCCAAGGCAAGAAAGGCAGCCGAGCAGGCATATACTGTTATACCGCAGGTCAATGCTTCACTGGCCAGCAAATTGCCTAAGGATAGGGAAGAGGCTATCGAATATCTGACTGACCAGATTTGGCCCGTCGTTCAGAAGGAATACCCTAAGGACAAGTTTGACGAGAAGATGGCTGCCGAGTTGGCCAGTTCGAAGGATGATGACTGGTTCAAGATGTGGTATCTTGGGGACAGGAAGTACTCGCCCCGTGTACAGGCGAAGCAGGAGCAGTTTAATAAGTTCCAAGACCTCGTAGTGGACGGAAAGTGGTACAACATGCCGAACAAGGAGCTTGACTTGAAGATGTCGGAACTAGGGTACGACCCGACGAACAAGGAAAGCCGAAAGGAGTTCTTTGATATACTAGGTCAGCATGATGTAAACTACAACCGTGCAAAGGCCGTCCAAGAGACCATGGACGATTCCGAGTGGTACAACAAGCTAGGCTATCTGGCATACCCGTCATTGTATAGTGAAGCTATGCGGCAATCGCTTACTGGTGATTTTGATGACTCCAAGGTATATGGTGCACTAGGTGTTGACTTCCTCACTGGTGCTGGCATGGCTGCTGCACCTTATTCAAAGGTTATTGCAGCCAACCCAGTAGCAGCTGGCCTTGTAGATGCCAGCCTTGAAACTGGTAGGCAGGTTGCCAACATTGCAAGTGGAAGGGAAGCTGAACCGCTAGCAATAGTCGGTGCTGGGATGGGAGCTGCCACAGTGCCTATGCTAGGTATAGGTGTACAGAGCTATGCTGGACGTGGAGGCGCCCTTGAAGCAAAACCGTTGGCAAGAGGTATTGCAAGAGGATTGCGTGGCGCCGATGACCCTGTCACGGTAGAAAGGAACGCATTGAAACAGCTACTTGTAACTGCAAGGAACCAGTCCAAGGCGGCAAGGGAAAACTTTAGTGCAACTGCACAGGCGGCAAAGCAGGGAGCTAGGGGAAAGAAGATGACCGCACTTACCACGTCCGAGGTCGAAAATGCAAAGGCATGGAAGGATGCTGCCGAAAAGTTGCAGATTCTTGGATTGAAGGGAGCGGACGGCAAGGCAGCACCTGTGGGCATCACAAACTTCAACAAAGTAACTGACGTAATTGGTGAATTCCCTTCTGGAACAAAGAAATCTGCCCCGATAGACCCTACCATAACTGCAGACCAAATCATAAAGAATGTGTATGACAAGCCTTCAATGTACAAGGTAAAGGGTTGGCTGGAAACGGCAACGCCGAAACAGTATGACGAGGTTTCCACCGCATTGGGCAACATGAAGCAGGCTTTCCCTGCCAAGTACGAAAAGGATTTGGCAATGGGCGCATCCAACAAGAGCAAGGCTGCTTACAATCTTGGCCTTCTCGGCGGTAAGTCTCTCGGTTTCATCGGTACAAGGTTAGAGCCTAATATAAAGGTTAATCCGTTGCAGATTAGCGAATACGACCAGAAGCTAAAAAAGTTCCGTGAGACCGAATGGTACAAGAGCCTGCCAAAGGATAAAAAGAACGCAATCGAGAAGGCGCTTAAAGGAGAAGAATAATGTCATTCCGTAACTTTGACAACAGAGACAGATACTACGACCGTGAAGGCAATGTCCTTTGCGGCTGTCTGCAATTCATGATAAAGGACGGCACTACTGTCGCCAACATCTATGACGGCGACATGGTTGCCCTTGCCAACCCTCAGGTGACTGACATTCTCGGACGCACGAAGAATCAGGTGTTCGTGGATTCCGAAGTCATTGCTTACATATACAAGTATGTGGGCACTGGTACGCTTGCGGAGGAAGAGGCCGCTGGTATCGACACAAGTGACGAAAGCAAGTGGTCTTTGCAGTACACGGTCGAAAGCATGTCCATCGACACAAGGAGCATCGAAGGCACGGCTGCGACAGGCGTTTCCACAATGGATTCGCTCCGTTCGCTCGTGGTCGAAGAGGTGCCAGAGGTGGATGGATACAAAGTAATAACCTTGAACGGCTACTACGAATGCGGCGACTGCGAGCCCGTCACCTACGTATGGGATGGCGAGTCCACTCTTGCTGACGACAACGGTTCAGTGATTCAGCCAGACGGTGTACTGACTGGAAGATGGATTCTAGTGCAGCCAACAGAGCACTGCGATTCAAGGCACTTCGGTGTGTTCCCGCAGGACTCCGTTGACTCCGAGGTGAACCAGTCCACAAGGATTGGCCAGCTCATCAGCTACTGCAATACCCATTCCATCAAGCCATACTTCAACGGTTCCCAGTCCTATCCGTACTTCATTTATACGAGCGTTGCATACAACAGCCGCAACACAATCGACGTTTCCAACGATACGAAGTTTGTGGACAAGGGAAGCGGCAACAGGTTCTCTGGCGAGTGGGGAGGCAATCCTTACTTTGTCAATGCCAACACTCAGGTGAACTCCAAGTCCGTGCGTCACAGCTGGCACTTTGGCAGCTATGGCAGCAACACGGTCAACTACATCATCGACTCCGACTGGGCGCCCGTGAACCTCGATGGCATCACTGTCGAGATTGAAACATCGCCTGCCGCAGAATCGCAGCTGACCGACTGTGACGTTGTGTGCAACGAGAAGATTACACGCAGGATTGTCTTGCAGAACCTGACCATCAAGACTGACTGGTTCGCCGATGACTACGACTGGTCCAACTTGCAGCTATACGGTTGCCAGATTCTGTTGCAGAACTGCAAGGACGCCAACACGTATATCATCTTGAAGAACAAGCAGAACGAGGCCAACTATGGCGACCTTGGCGAACAGACTGTCTCCAACCAGACATTGCTGGCCAACTGCATCGCCGAGAACGGTGCGTTCACTAACGTGACAATTTCTGGCAATGCCGAGCTGCACAACATCAGCGGCACGGTATTGCTGACTGGCAGTGCATACAGCCTCAACATCATCGACTGCTGGCTTAGCTTCACCAATACGGACAGCGTAGTGCTGGACATGGTACAGTGGAGGCGTGGTTCAGTCACGATGGACAGCAGATACCACATACAGATTCTAAGCTCTCTGCTTTTGGACAACGTAGACGTGCAGGCTAACTTCTATACTCCAGGTGTCTACCCGAAGTATCGCCATTGCCGCATCAACACCCGTCAGGACAACTTCACTGACTTCGAGTACATCGGATGCGAAGTGAATGCGGACATCTACCAGTTCCCAGAGTACATCACGCTGTCAATTGGCGGAACGGACTACCCAGGCTATGTTTACCGTGGCCTGTTCGCAAAGAATACCGTGACGGGCACGGCAAAGCTCTACCTGTCTCCGCAGACTGGCGTCAACTATGAAAGCTCCCCTGTGAGCCCGATGGGTCACTGGGAAGGCAACTTCTCCGACCACAACTTCGTGGACGACAGCAGGTGGCAGGGCATTACATACGACGGTGCAGTAAGCCGTAAGTTCGAGTACAAGAACAACTACGGTGGCTGCCCTGTGGAGAACGAGGACATCATCCTGACGATGCCCTACTCACAGCTGCGTCCTTACGGAAACGAACCGTATACGGACTATGGCAGGTACTGTGCCAACGTGGACGGCACCACAGACACCACTGGCGTATGGGTCGTGCATGACGGAAGAACAACGCCGTCCCGTGACGTTTCTTGGGACGACTACTGGATTGTGAACTTCCATGACGTGGCCCTGCCCATTGGCAACCTGTTCCGTCTTCCTTACTTGAAGAGGGTGCAGAGCGTCATCATCGAGGCAGACATTACGTGCTTCATTAGACCAGACGGATTTTCCGATTGGCCGTTCTATACGAACACGTTCCACATCGAGAGCGTCCTGTTGAACGCAAGCGTGACGAGCGATACGACAGTGGCCTACGCCAACTCGTTCAGGCCAATCAAGTTCCACTATTCGGGCATCAGGTATTGCGACAACGACGACATCGACGATTGGCACTCTTCGCTAGACCAAGTGCTGTATGCGGCATATGACGAGCCGAGCAAGTTCGGCTTCGCCGCCCAGTGCCGTTACAGATACCACCTTTCGTAGCTACTTATTATTACTGAGGATTAAACATGGAAAAAGATTCACTAGACATCATCAATCAATGCAGCGACTTCCTCAGCCGTAGTAGCAAGAGGTTCGCATCAACACTCAACCGTGCAACCAAGGACTTGCGCAGGTATTCTGGCGAGTTCTGGGACGACGATTTCAGGAAGCTCTATCGGCCAGGAAAGAAGCGTGCATGCCTTTCCCTGAACAACTGGAACGTCATATGCAACGCCATCGCATCGCCCATGTCAGCCTCTCCGTGGCATACGGAGTTGAAGAACAAGGAAGACGGATACGAGGAATTGCAGGACGCAATCGACCAGCTTGAAGCCGAGAACGATGTAAAGACGGCATTGCTCGACGCATTCCGCAAGGCCGTGCTTACTGGCTATGGCTTCCTTGTGGTTTCCACCGACATCGACCAGATGACGGGCGAGCCGAGGATTATCCTTGAAAGCGTAAAGCACTTGCAGTCCGTGGCCATTGACCCGAGCATCGTCACCGTGAACGGTGAGGATGCCGAGGAAGGCGCCGTGGTCAACTACATTTCCTTGAAGAAGGCAAGACGGGTATATGGAGACGACGTGGCCCCCTTCGACTATCCTAGGAGCGCTGCGGCACTCAACTTCGGCACTTCCGAACAATGGAGCTGCCCGAGCGACCAGATTCCAGTCGTGTCATATTATGTCAAGGAAAACGACGGTGTCCACTTCTACAAGATTTGTGGCGACAAGGTTGTTCAGGAAGCCGTATTGCCGATAAAGTACATACCTATCGTCCGCTTGGCCGGAAACGAAATCTATGACAAGCAGAACGACATCAACTACAACGGCATTATCCAGCAGACGCTGAACTTGGAACTTGGCGCCAACACTGCCTACTCTACGCTTATCGAGCGTTGTGGAAGGAGCGTCAAGGCCAACTACATGATTCACGTAAGCGCACTTGACGGCTGTGAACGCAGCTACCAGAATGCCGACAATGACGACGCCTGTGTGGTCACGTGGAATGGCGAGCATGAACCGAAGCCCTTGATTGAGCAGTTCCAGACTGGTGACCTGCAGTCCGTCATTACGACCACCCGTACCCTTATGGAAGACGTTGTTGGTGTGCCGCTCACGGGCATTCCGCAGGGAACCCCTGAACGCACGGCAACGGAAATTCTCCGTCAGCAGACGAGCAAGGAAGCCAACACGGCAAGCTATTACAACAATGCCTTTGCCGCATGCAACCTCCTGTCCAGAATCTTCATCGAACTTTTGAACGGCGGTGAAGACCTGCGTTTCACCTTGGAGAACGGCCCGAGCGTCATTACGAGGCAGATGAAGGCACGTCAGGAATTGACAGCGCTTGCCAGCGTCTGCCCGGACGAATTGAAGCCTATCATCGCCAAGTTCTTTGCAGATACGTTGGAAGACGACGTGGGCAAGGATTTGAGCCGCAACATCGTGGCCAACCTGCCGAAGGATGTCCAGTTCATCGAGAATGCGGACATGGACCCGCTTGCCGTCCACCAGCTCGAACAGATGAAGGCAATCATCGAGGAATTGCAGTTCCAGCTTGACGGCCAGATTCAGGCCAACGGCGAATTGCAGAAACAGCTCGACACTGCCGAAATCAGCATGATGGAGAACCGTGAACAACGTATCCTTGATTGGCAGAAGTTTGCCATTGCCGAGCAGGACAAGATGGCCCTTGAAACGGCCAAGCTCCAGCAGAACGGCGAGGTGAACGGAGCCAACCTGCAGCTTGCAACGCAGAAGCTGATGGTAGAGGCCGAGAAGAACCAGGCACAGGCACAGAACGATACAGACAAGGTAATGCTCGAAGCCCAGAAGACGCAAGATGCGTTGAACAAGGCGGAAGAGTCTGGCTACCAGCAGGGAGTCAGTGACGGAGTTGATGCAGCATACGGAGGCTAATCATGGCCATTCGATTTAACATACAACAGGCTGACAAGCCGGGGATGAACGCATCGACCATTCGCAATCGCAGGGCTGCCCAGAGGCAGACCGAGGCGATGCGTGACAAGGTTTTTGCAAAGTACCAGTCGCTTGTCGGCACAATCTACAAGAACAGCCTTGCGGCTCGCAGGGCTGCCTCTGCCGAATTGCGTGACAAGGACAAGCACCCTGAATACTGGAACGAAGATACGGAGCCTAGGAAACCGCTTCACCTGAGCTCCACTTGCTTCGAGAAGGCAATCCCGAGTGCTGGCGGCGTGTTCCTGTTTTTCAGGAGCAAGCCAGAGAAGGCATATTTCTATCCGTGTGCAGGAACGACTGCTGAAACTGCAAAGAGAGTGGAAGAATTGCTGACTGCTGATTCCATCGGAAGACACTATCTGAACTCATGGGGAGCCCAGAACGGAGCAAGGAGAATGACCAATTCGAAGACGGGTGGAGTCTACTACCAGTTCAAGGGCGGCAAGAAATCTACGCCAGCGCAGCTTAGGACATTTAGTGACAAGATGCTTAAAAGCTCTGGCAACAAAGTATCTGTAAGACTGTAGACTACTTATTTTAGTATGGAGTGCGTAAATGGCACGTACTCTTTCGGAAATCAACTAAGCCATTATATGAAGGATGCCAACCTATGATTAGTACTGAACAGGCACAAAAGATGGTCGATGAGAAGATGGCCAGGGAAACTCCGAAGCCCGAGGAACCGTCCGTCGAGAAACCGTCTACAACGGGAGCCGAAGAAGCCCCGAAGCAGGAAGAACCGAAGCAAGAACAGCCGAAGGCCGAAGAGCAGAAGGACGACAAGCCCAAAGCCGAAGAGCCCAAGGAAGACAAGCCCAAGGAAGAGAAGCCTGCCGAGGACAAGCCGAAGGAAGAAACCCCGTCAGAGGACAAGAAAGAAAAACGTCTTCCCCCTTCAAAGAAATACACCCGTGATGAGCGAATCGCCCATTCCTTTGCTATCGAGAAGCGCAAGCGTCAGGAAGCACAGGCAAAGGTCAAGGAACTCGAAGCGGAACTGGCCAAGGTCAAGGGCCTCAAACCCGAAGACTTTAACAATGACGTAGAAGCCTACACGTCTTACCGTCTTGACGAACAACATAAGAGAGACGAGATTGAAAGACAGAAAAGGTTTATCGAGCAGTCAGAGGCCGAGGAAAATGCGAAGGAAACCGAAAGAAAGGTAAGTCTTTGCTTCCCAGATGAAAACGACCGAGCTGAATATGAAGAACTCATCAGCACAAGAGGCCGTGAATTCTACGAAGCATTGAAAGAGCATGACCCGTATGGCGTTGTACTTGACTACCTTAACGGCGTGGAAAAGTATCCGATTGTTCTCCGTGAGCTGATGACGAACAACAAGTCTCTTGCCTACGTATTCCGTGACAAGGACCCGTATGAACTTCGCCACAACTTGCACGTCTTCACGAAGGAATTGCTCTCTGGCAAGACCGAGGAAAAGAAAGAGGACGTTAAACAACCTGAGCAAGAACAGCCTCAACCGAAAACCGCTATTCCAGTCATTGGCAAGCAGGTGACGGCACAGGCGAAACCAACTGAACCAGTGCATGACAGGAACTATTGGAATGATTACCTGTTGAAGCACAAACATGGCTAACTTTAATAATGGAGTTGCATTATGGCAAACGAATTTAAAACCTCCCGCAAGACCGAGCTCGTAGCCCTCCGTGCGGCTGAATCTGCTGGCTACCTCACTGTCGGTTCCAAGAAGTATTTCAAGGACCAGCTTAAGAACAAGAGAAACGGAAAGACGTTCGAGTTCGTCATCCGTGACGCAGGTGAATACCAGCGTGGTATCGACCTTTCTGGCAAGGGCCCGTCCAGCCTCGTTGAAAAGAAGGTCAGCAAGACCCTCAACGTCGGCAACGTTATGATTGCTACCAACCTTATCGAAAAGGTCACTGACGTGAACTGGGATAAGGAAGTGGCTATCCCGCAGGGCAAGAAGCTCATCAACGGTGTCGTTAACGATACCATCAACGGCTTCAAGGGCAAGATTGTTGACGGCGAAGTTGTTACCACTTATGATGGTGACTTCGGTAACCAGAACCTTGCATTCGCAGGCATCGGCTATGGCCCGCTTACGGACGCAACGAACACACTCACTTCCATCAGCGATGAAAGCCAGTACATGTTCATCCATCCGATGATTAACTCCAAGTTGAGCAACACGGGTGATGCATTCAAGCCGACTTCTGCCGACCCGATTTTCTCCAAGGGCCTCATCGGCAAGATTGGCGAAACGGAAGTTCGTACTAACCAGTTCCTCCCGCTCGTCATCATCAGTTCCGCTCTCGCAGGCGACTACGCCAACATCACTGGCGTGACCTATGCAGAATCTGGCCTCGAAGATGGCTTGGCAACCCTCACGTTCGCTGGCATGTCCCAGAAGTTCCCGAAGGGTTCCGTTGTTTGGATTGACGGTGCATACGCCGCTGACTTGGTCGGTGACCGCACTGCTTCCCTCCGTGCATTCATTGCAGTGGAAGACGGAACGGAAAACGGCGTGATGGTCGTGAAGGCCCTCTCTGCCGAAGACTGGACTGGCGAAGGCAACAAGGTCATCTGCGATTCCGACGGCAAGGCATTCGGCGCAACGAAGTCTGCAGCTATCACGAAGTTCAACACTGTAGCATCCAGAACTGGCGCTGTTCAGGGCCTCGAAGCTGGTAAGTACTTTACTGGTATTGTGAGACTCGATGGCACGGAAGAGTTCGAAATGTTGGACGAAATCGACGCTTCCAACGCTGACACCGAAAGGGCAGACAATGAAGGCGTTGTCGTGTTCCAGAACAGGGCCATTGACACCATCAAGGGCTCCAACGTTACCCGCTGGACCTCTACGGTCATGGCAGGCATTGTGGAACCTCGTGGCGTAGCCCTCGTGCTCGTCAAGGACGCTGACACGAACAAGGTAAAGGTTGTACAGTAAGAAAACAGCCAGTGACGGCTAGTTGACCGTCACCTAATCCTCAACCCCAGATGCTTCGGCGTCTGGGGTTTCTTCGTCTTCCCCGACCTTTCCGCTCCTGATTGATTCCCTGTATTCTAGGTATGCC